TGTTGTAATCGCATCACCTGCTAGGCCACCGATGAGCGTGTTATTTGTGCCTGTGGTTACGTCATTACCTGCGTTATAGCCGACGGCTGTGTTGTACGTGCCAGAGCTATCGGTAACATTCATGTTAGCCAAAGCCCTAGAGCCTAGCGCAACATTATAAAAACCTGTTGTATTGGCGCTAAGGGTTTTATAGCCAAGACCAGTATTCTCACCACCAGTTGTTATTGCGTCACCAGATAGACCACCAACCAAGGTGTTTGAAACACCTGATGTTACTGCAAAGCCTGCGCTTTGTCCTACTGCTGTATTGTACGAATTAGTGGCGCTAGTGAAGTTTTGGTTCGCTAAAGAATCATGTCCAACAGCAACGTTTCTACTACCTAGCGTGTCACTAGTTAATGCGTTGTAACCAATCGCTACGTTGTAATCTGCGTCAGTAAGAGCATCACCCGCTGCACCACCAATGAGCGTATTCTGTATACCTGTGGTTATTGCTGCTCCTGATGCGTGACCAACTGCTGTATTGTAAGAAGTTGTAGCTGATGTAAAGTTTTGCGTCTCTAGAGCAGACCTTCCGACAGCTACATTTCTGCTGCCTTGGGTATCGCTACTAAGTGAATAAGTACCAACAGAAGTATTGTGAACGCCAACCGTAACTGCGTCTGAGGAAAATGCTCCCAACGCTACGTTATCGCCGCCTGTGGTGTTTGCTGCTAAAGCACTTCTACCTACAGCCGTGTTAGTAGCGCCTGTAGTATTTGCGTAAAGCGCCGACGAGCCTAGTCCTACATTATTAACAGCCGTTGTGTTATTACCAAGAGCGTCTGCTCCCAAAGCTGTATTGTGTTCACCCGTTGTGTTATCTATTAAAGCATAAGAGCCAACCGCTGTGTTGTAAGAAGCAGTCGTAGCATTTTGTAAAGAATTTGTTCCTACTGCGGTGTTGTTAGAGCCTGTAGTATTTGTTTCTAAAGTACCTTTACCCAGTGATACATTATAACTTCCTGTTGTATTAGCTGCGGCAGAACTCATACCCACTGCTGCATTCTCTGTACCTGTGGTGTTAGCCTGTAAAGCGTTAGCACCGACTGCGGTGTTGTTAGATGAATTTGTAGCTGAGTACAAAGCTGCATTACCGACAGCTACATTGTCGTTCCCCGTAGTTTTAGTATACAGAGCATTAGTACCTAGAGCTGTGTTTCTCAAGCCAGTAGTATTGTTTTCCAACGCTAACTCACCAACGGCTACATTGTCGTTACCTGTTGTATTATCTTTTAATGCTTGAAAACCAACTGCTACATTGGTAGCACCTGTGGTGTTTGCAACTAATGTAGAGTGACCCAAGGCAACGTTATTTGCACCAGTTGTATTGGTGTATAGCGCATCTTGGCCTACGGCAGTATTATTTGAAGCAGTTGTATTGTTGTACAGTGACCTAAAACCGACCGCAGTATTCTGTGCGCCAGTAGTATTATCAAGAAGTGCCTCATACCCTACTGCGGTGTTGTTAGAGGCTGTGGTGTTTGCGTCTAGAGCATAAGTACCAACGGCTACGTTGTTAGCGCCTGTAGTGTTTGCGTACAGAGCATCTCTACCTACGGCTGTGTTTGCATCTCCGGTTGTATTTGTTGATAAAGAAGATGCACCAATAGCTGTATTATTAGAAGCTGTAGTAGTAGCATCTAAGGCGTAAGCGCCAAAAGCTGCATTGGAATCACCAGTAGTAATCGCAGTACCTGCTTCATCGCCCACGACAGTATTATAATTACCACCGCTTGTAATGCTGTTACCTGCGTTGACACCTGCAATAAAGTTGCTTGTTCCCGCTGTAGTGGAATGAAGTCCTGCACTTGTTACGCTAGAATTAAACGTAGCCGCACCTGCCGCACTAAAATCTAGGGTTAAGGCTGTGATGGCACTACCACCATCGTTGCCCTTAAAACGCATATCGGCATCTGAAACTGCGCTATAAAAAGATGGGCCGCTACTTACACTGCCAATTTCTAGTATTGAAGTTCCCGCATCTTTGAACCTCCAATTTGCCGCATCAGAATCAAGGATGATGTCGCCAGCAACGTCGAGCGTTAAGTTCCCAGAGACATTTGCTATGTTTCCTGTGATTTGAATGCCTGTGGAGGTGGTGGCTAGTTTTTCTGAGCCAGCGTGATGCAAAGTCGCAACATCGCCAACGCCCTTGATTAGGTTATAGCCGCTTGCGTTTTCTACGCGAAAGTCACCAACTTTAATTTTTATAGCCCCAGTGCCAGCATCTTCAATGTAGCTATGCGTACCATTATGATAAATCTGTAAGTCACTGCCAGCGCCGAAGATGGCTTTGCCATTGTCTCCAAAAGTTATGTTACCACTTGGGTTAGAACCCAGTTCAACAACAGCCGCACTGCTGTTCTCTGTGTACAGCCTTCCGTTTTCCGTGTCTACTGCCAGCTCACCTCTTACTATGTCGGAGGCTGCTGGCGCGTCTGACCCATATTTAGTTACAATTGTTGTAGCCATTGTTTAATTCCTTTAGTAAGTGCCGCCTGAAAGCGTACCTGTCGTCATGTTGTCTGCGTTTAGTGTTGAGTTACTCTGTAAAGCTGAGTCAGCCTTAGTACCTTGAGCTGCTGTAGCGTAGGCTGAAGAAGCAGTAGTTGCTACAGTACCTAAACCCAGTGTAGTCCTAGCTGCTGCAGCATCTGCATCATCAATCAAGGTCCCGCCAAAGGTTGACACTGCGGAAGCTGCTAAAGCTGCATCTGCTGTAGTACCTTGGGCTGCTGTGGCGTATGCACTGGCTGCTGTGGTAGCTACTGTGCCTAAGCCTAATGTAGTCCTAGCTGCTGCTGCGTCTGCATCGTCAACTAAGGTTCCACCAAAGGTTGAAATTGCGGATGCTGCGACTGCGTCAGTAATACCGTAGCCACTGAGTGTCGTAGGCTTACCCTGTAGTTCAGCAAAGGTTAGCCCGGAACTTGCGTCAACCCAAGCAGAGCCGTCGTACACCCTCATTACGTCTGTGTTTGAATTGTAGTACAAAGCACCAGTAACTAGAGCATTACCGTCGTTGTCCACAGTGGGGTCAGAAGTCTTACTGCCTAAGTACCTGTCGTCAAAAGAGTCTAGGGCTGCTGCTGCTGACGCTGCACTGCTTGCTGCTGATGTGGCGCTGGAGGCTGCTGCTGTAGCAGAGCTGCCAGCATTGGTTGCAGAAGTTGCAGCATTGGTTGCAGATGTTGATGCCTCACTAGCTTTGGTTGTTGCTGTGGACTGACTTGAGGATGCTGATGTTGCACTAGAGGCTGCTGCTGTTGCGCTTGACGCTGCCGCTGTTGCACTGGACGCTGCTTCAGACGCTTTAGTTGTTGCTGTAGAGGCGCTGTTGGTGGCACTGGTGGCACTAGAGGCTGCTTCAGACGCTTTAGTTGTTGCCGTAGACGCACTACTGGTAGCACTGGTGGCACTAGAGGCTGCATTGGTTTCTGCCGTTTCTGCGTTAGTTTCTGCTGTTTCAGCATTGGTTTCCGCAGTTTCTGCAGCGGTTTTAGCTACTACTGCTGCCGCCTGAGCTGTCTCAGCAGCCGTCTTTGCAGTAGCTGCGGCAGTAGCTGAAGTAGCAGCGTCTGTGGCTGAACTAGCAGCTTCATTTGCTTTAGTTGAAGCAGTCGAGGCATCAGTGCCAACTTGGGACGCTACAGCGTCTGTAGTTGCGTCACCAGTACCTCCAGTACCTCTAAAGATACCCATAGACTGCTCCAGCTAAAGAAAACAATATAAGAAAAATAGGGGGCCTCGAAAGACCCCCATAGAGTTCATTACTACGCAGAAGGTACTGCGAGAACGAAACCAGCTTCAGGACGATACACCTGAACACCGTACAGGCAATCAGCCGTGTACAGAGTTGACAAGTATTCCTGCTTGTACTGGGTTTGTGAACGTACTGTCTGCTGCTCTGCAAGAACGATAGCGTCCTTGTGGAACAACATTGCCGCACGAGTGTCTACAGAAGCTGCGCTGTTTTGAGCTGCAGTTTCGATAGTTGCACAGTTAGCAGAAACGTAAACGTCTACGCCGTACAAGTTACCAATAAGACCAGACTGAACTGCTTGGCCGCCTACGAAGTCAGAAGACACGTAACGGTCAATGCCCATGATGGCGTTTCGAGTAGCGGGTGGGATAACAAGTACACGACTTTCCATCGGTACGTTATTGTCGTCCAGCTTTTGAATCATATCACGGAAAAAACGGTCAGTAAACTCGTCTCCGGCAACACCGTCAATAGTGTCGTCAGTGTACTGAGTTGTAGTGTTATTGGTGTTCATGAAGCAACCAGTGTGCTGGTAGTCTGTAGGAGCTACAGAGCCAGAGAACACAATGGAACCACCGTCGCCAAAACCAGTACCACAAGAGTGGAGGTCAGAGTCGATTTTAGTAGCCAGAGCGTAGCCAGCGTCTTCAGTGTAGAACTGTCGCAAGCTGTTTAGAGCTTGTACTTCTACGATGTCTTCAATGAGTCTTGAGTACTCAAAGTGTCTATCGATGTCAACAGTCAGTTCGCCTTCAGTGTTAGCAATGATAGTAACTGCAGTATCAGCAGCCTTAGCATTTGCGTCTCCACGTACTGGCTTAGGAATGTGAAGCTTGTCACCTTTCTTGCCACTCATAGCGAGCTTCTTGACAAGTGGAGCCATCTTCAGGTTCTTCTGGTAAGCAGCAATAATCTCGTCACTCCAAATTTCTGGAATAAACGTAGCCGCTTCAGTCTTTGCAGTATTACCCGCTGCACCGGGATATGTAGCAGTAGCCATTAGTCTTAATCTCCTTTAGATTATTTGACTCGACCCTCGCTATAAGCTCTTAAAATCTCCTCAGATAAAGCTTGGTAACGCTCAGGGTCTGTTTTCATTAGTTTAATGATGTCGGCCCTACGATACACTTTCTTGCGACTCCCTTCAGCACTGCCTCGTGCATTGCCTGTATTGGCTGCCTTAATCTGCTGCTTACGTGCTTGTTTCTCAACTTGCACTGTCTGCTGTGCTACTGTCTTACGCTCCTTCCAGAGTGAAAACAGTTCGTCAGCAGCTTCCGCGTCATATTGTTGGTCAGCTTCTACAAACAACTTTGTCCTAACCTTTGAAGCTTGTATCCACTCAGCAAACTTAGGGTCCTTAAGGATGCCCTGCATGTCTGGATGCTTACTAGTAAGCGTTGCCAGAGATGATTGTTTTTTGTACTGAGCAGAGTACTCTTGAGCTTCTCTAATCTTAGGATGATTATCAATAGCACGATTAACGGCTGCTTGAGGGTCTGTAAAGTAGTCTATATCGTCTTCAGGCTCAACGTACTGTTGAGGTGCTGGTTGTGGTGATTGCGTTGAAATGTAATCGTCCACTACCTTACGAAGTTCTCCTACTTCAGAGGACTGACGACCTAAAAGCTTCTCAGCCTCTTGGTGCATCTGTACCACTTCTCCCAGAGACTTACCTTGGTACTTCTCCGGTACTGTAGGTTCTGATTGAGGTTGCTCAACTACCTGTTCTTCTTCTTCTATGTGTTGAATCTCTTGTACTTCGTTTTCTATGGTTTCTTCCGCAATTTCCTCTTCAGGTTGCGTGTCAACCATTGTCGCTTTAGACATAATTAAACTCCGTGAACTTTGTCATTATGGAGACTAGGGTTTTCTACCTGCTTGTTCGTGTTCTTTTACCCACTTCATGTGTCTACCGGGGAAGTCCCCAGTGTGTCCATCAAGTATAAAAGCCGGGGCAGACAGCATTTTTGTAGCACTAGCACCACACTCGCACCTACTGACTGAGGTACTAGGGTCTACAAATTTCTCATATACGTGTCCGTTGTCACAACGAAAGTCGTATACTTTAATCATCTACTTCTTCTTCCTCTTCTGCTTGTTCTCTGGCTACTGATATAGTATTCTCCAGATTAATCACAGAAGCTAAAGCGGCAACTTGGCCCTTTCTAAAGTAGAAGTCTTCAGTGTCCTTAACTGTCTGAATGTCAGCTAAAGATACTGCATTTGAGGAAAGCTCTTGAACGAGTTGTTTAAAACCTTCAGAATTGAAGAGTTCGTTGTAGTTGTCGAAGTAAGTTTCAAGCTCAGGCTTCATAGTTTTCCTTTGTTGTTTATACTACAGTTATAGTATAGCATGTTTTTAGTTAAAAGTCAAGTGTTATTTAGCGGCCCTTTTTACAGGCTTTTTCTTCTTTTTAGCTTCTTTCTTAGCCGCTGTTTTACCTTCTTTGGTGTACGGGTACTTCACTCCTCCTACTTTAGGCATTACTTCTCCTTCTTTTTCGTGGATTTAGTATTACTAAGCTCCTCTATTTGGCGTTTCAAGTCTGCTAACTCCTCCCAACGGGGCTGGAGAAACCTGTCTACTTGGGCCATCAGTCCTTGGAGTTCTTTGTCTGTCAACATTTTCTTTCCCTTTTACTTGTCGTTCTTTTAGAAGAGTGTCTGCTACGCGCATACGTCGTTCAAACTCTTTGTCTTCTTGGTCTCCTTCACGGAGGTTTCTAGTGATTGCGTTAATACGGTCAATCTCCAGTTCCATAGGTACAGCCTGTGCTTCAGCAGCCAGCTTAGTAGCCCTAGCGGAAGACTCTTGAGCCTGTGCGCCTAGTGCTGCTGTCTGGGACTGCTGGAACTCAAGCTGTGCCTGTTGCGCTACCTGAGCCATCTGCTGTGCTTCTGGGTTAGGCTGCGCTGCTTGCTGCATTGCTGCAATAAGTTCTTCACGGTTAGACAAGTTCATGTTGTCTATGATGGACTGTATTAGCGTATTGTACAACGGAGAGTCTTTTTGCATAGTCTGTAGTAGTTGTACTAGCTGTGTAACTTCGTATTCCCTAGCGATGATACCTAAACTACTCGTAGCGTTGAACTTGTAGTCAGCCACTGGGTAACTCTCAGGGTCAAACTGCATGTAACGGTAGGCTGCTTTCTTGACAAAAGGTATCAGGAAGGACTGTTGGAAGTTAATAAGTGTACGCTTATGACGCTTAATGATAGCACCAAGAGACATGCTAATACCAGCAGCCGTTGCTTCTCCATTGACTGAACCCGCAATACCTGCTGAGTCCACAGCACCAGTAGCTTGTTGTACCATCTGCTGTAAAGCACTCGCCTGAGCAAAGGTAATTTGGTTAACCTGTCCAAAGTTAAACGGTTGTAGAACTTCACGTGGGTCTCCATTAGTTAGAATCATCTTGCCCGGACGTACTTCCGGTTTAGCACCACGTGGTA